TTGAATTTGTAAATAAACTATTAGTTGGTGATTCTATTGTATATTATAATTCTGGTTCTAATGAAATTACAAGTAAAGAAATTACAAACTTAGAAATGGTATGGCAAAATGATGTTACTATTTATAACTTAGATTTTGAACCATATGATTATTTCTTAGTTGATTCAAAACAAGGTGATGGTACATTTAGTATAATGCACAACATATGTACTTATTGTAGCTACCCATGGGCAGGATGTGGACATTACTATTGTGATAACAACTGTGGATATGCCGGTTGTAGTGGAGGAGGTTTTAGTGGAAAATCAGAAAGACATTTAAAAACAGATATAGAATTCATTGGTGAATCTAAAATGGGTATTCCAATGTATCACTTTAACTATAAAGATGTAGCAAATGGAATAGGTAGATTTATAGGTACAATGGTAGATGATTTACAAAGATTAGGATTTGAAGATGTATTAATACATAGTGAAGATGGTATCTTAGTAGATTATAATAAAATAGATGTACCCTTTGGTAATATAAGTAATTAAATTTTAATTAAAAAAAGAATATGATATTATGAGACAAAATCGTACAAAAGAAATAATTACAACAGAAATACATGGTCTTCCAACTAATGATAAAAGTAAATTAGACACTATATTTGCTAATATAATAGCAAAAATAAAAGAGAAGCACTTATCTTAAAAAGATAATTCACTTTTTATTTGGATATATCAAATAATTTTCGTATATTTACTATGTAAATAAGTAAGATATGAAGTTAAAGGATATACAAAAGATAGTTGAGGAAGTTTTCCCAAAGATTGAAAACTATTATGGTTACTCAAAACACTTTCCTGAAGTAACTCCTTATATCGAATATGAAACTTCTATTTATGGTAGAATGAGCGGTGAAGAAGATGATGGTAAGATGGGGGAAGAAACTCCAGAAGCTGAGTTTGATAGAATCGATAACTCAATCGTTCTTTATTATCCTAAGATGAAATCTAAAAAACATATCGTGGAAACTTTAGTTCACGAATACCAACATTACTTACAATCTCCATCTTGGATGACAAGATACTACAACATGGGATTCAGATACGATAATCACCCATATGAGATTGCTGCAACAAACGAAGAAAAAAATTATAAATTATTTATTTAAAATAAATTCAAAATAATTTGGATATTAAAAATAATATTCGTATATTTGTATAAATAAAATTTAAAAGGTTACAATATGGCAAAAAAATCTACAACTACAAAATCTACCCCAAGGGTAGTAAAACAATCTACAAAAAGACACAGTTTAAATATCAAACCTATTGATGAGGTTGAATACTCTGTAATCAAATACGATAATCCAGATATCGTAGAGACTATGGAAAAGGAATGGCCTGAGATGACAGATGAATTCAAAAGAATCATGTTTACTCAGTACGAACTTTTCTGTAAGAAACAAGCAAACTATGGACCAGATAACATTTCTGTTGGTTCTGATTTAAAGAGTAGGGCTGATAAAAATATAGCACTTACAGGTCTTTGGTTTAGAATGAATGATAAGATTCAAAGATTAAAACAAATGGTAGTACAAGGTAAGAAAGATGAGGTTGGAGAAGCAATCGAAGATTCATACCAAGACCTATCAGTTTATGGAATTATAGCCCAAATCGTTAGTAACGGTAAGTGGGCAAAATAATAAAAATAAATACGAATTTTGAGAAGATTTTTCGGTGGTTTTTTCGATTTTCGTATATTTATATGTATAAAACACACACCGATAAAACAATTAATAATTAACACTAAAAGGTAAAAATCATGGCTTTAGACATTAACGCAATCAGAGGTAGACTGAACAAACTACAAAACACACAACGTAAATCAGATGCACTTTGGAAACCAACTCCAGGAAAACATCAAGTAAGAATCGTTCCTTACAAATTCAATCAAGATAATCCTTTCATTGAATTGTACTTTCACTACAACATTAACAACAAAACTTATTTATCACCACAATCATTTGGTAGACCAGACCCTATTGTAGAGTTTGCGGATAAACTAAAAAGAATGGGAGATAAAGAAGATTGGAAAGCAGCAAAGGCTATGGAGCCTAAGTTGAGAACTTTCGTACCTGTTGTTGTAAGAGGTGAAGAAGGTGAAGGAGTTAGATTTTGGGGATTTGGTAAAACTGTATATCAAGAAATCTTAGGTTACATCGCTGATCCAGATTATGGTGATATTACAGACCCTACAAGTGGTAGAGATTTAACAATTGAGTATAAATCAGCAGAAGAAGCTGGTACATCATACCCAACTACTACTATTAGAGTAAAACCAAGTGAAACTGCAGTAAGTGAGGATGCTACAAGAGCAACTTCGTTCTTAGAATCACAAACTGAAATTACAGATTTATATTCTGAATTATCTTATGATGAATTAAAATCAGTATTAGAAGGATGGTTAAACCCAACTGCAGAAGGTGAACAAGGTTCAGCATCTCAAGAGGTTCTATCTACTCCATCTAAACCAGCTGCACAAGCAGAGGTTAAAACAACTGCTCCAGTAGCAGCGGCTCCTACAACAACAGAATCTGCAAAGAAAACTGATGATGTTGCAGCAGCATTTGATGATTTATTCAATAACTAAACCAAACTAAATGGCAAAAAAGAAACAAGAAGTTGACTTGGCAGATATTCTGGCGGGTGAACTTAACAAACAAGCTAAAGATAACAAAGTAGCATTTTTCTTAGATGATGACAGTGCACCTACAAATGTAGATGGATGGGTATCGACCGGATGTGCTATGTTAGATGTAGCAATTTCTAACCGCCCTTATGGTGGGTTGCCAGTTGGTAGAATCGTTGAAATAACAGGTCTCGAACAATCAGGAAAATCATTAGTATCAGCTCACCTCCTTGCAGAAACACAAAAGCAAGGTGGTGTTGCTGTATTGATTGATACTGAAACTGCAGTAAGTAGAGAATTTTTAGAAGCTATCGGTGTGGATGTTTCTAAACTTCTTTATGTATCAGCAGATTCAGTTGAACAAATCTTTGATATGACTGAAACAATTATTGAAAAGGTTCGAGAAACTTCAAAAGATAGATTGGTAACTATTGTAACAGATTCAGTTGCAGCAGCTTCAACACAAGCTGAACTTGCTTCTGATTATGGTAAAGATGGTTACGCTACTGACAAAGCAATCATCATCTCGAAAGCGATGAGGAAAATTACCAATATGATTGGTAGACAAAAAATCTTGTTAGTTTACACTAATCAACTTAGACAAAAGATGAACGCTATGCCGTTCGGTGACCCATGGACTACTTCGGGTGGTAAAGCTCTTGCTTTCCATGCCTCTGTACGATTGAGATTGAAGGGTGCTGGTCAAATCAAAATGAAGATTGGTGGTAACGATAAGATTGTTGGTATGAAAGTAAGATGCCAAGTGGTTAAGAACAGAATGGGTCCTCCATTACGTTCAACTGATTTTGAAATCTACTTTGATAGAGGTATCGATAACTACGGTTCGTGGTTAAAGGTAATGAAAGAAAACAAAATAGTAAAACAAGCAGGTGCATGGTACTCTTATGTAGATACTGAAACTGGTGAAGAACTTAAATTTCAATCTAAGGATTTCATAGATATTATGGAAGAAAGGGGTGAAATTAGAGAACAGATTTATAAAAAGATATGTGAGGTACAAATCTTACAATATAAATCAGATACCAAAGATATTGAAGCATTAGAACATGACCCTAATTTAATACCTGAATAACATGAGTAAATTAATTACTATGTTGAGAAAAAGTGCCGAAGCTGATAAAGCTAAGGCACTATTATCTCTCGACTTATTAGATAAGAAGGCTGTTGGTATTGGTGACCATTCTACTGAAGATTTCTATAAAAATGCAGAAGAAGCGTTAGAACTTCTATCTGGCGCATTAGATAGATTGGAAGCATTAGAATATTATGAAAACCAAGAACCAAACAAAGAACTTCTTACATGAAACAACTATACAAGAACATTTTAGAGTCAGTTGAAACTGATAGAACTCAAAATATCGATAAACACAAGAATTCTCGTGTACTTATTATCGATGGGTTAAATACCTTTATCAGATGTTGGTCATCGATACCAACTATGAATGATAATGGAGACCATGTTGCAGGAGTAACTGGTGTACTTAAATCAATAGGGTATGCAATCAGACAGACTCAACCGACTCGTGTTGTTGTTGTATTTGATGGTAAAGGTGGTTCTACTTCTCGTAAAAAGAAATTCGGTGGATATAAAGCACAGAGAGATAAAAACAAACTCAGAGTAAATCGAGCATATGCTGATATGATGAACGATGAGGATGAAAGAGAATCCATGAAAAGACAATTCGTTTGGTTAAACGAAATGTTAGATAAACTTCCTCTTACAACTATGATATACGATGGTGTTGAAGCCGATGATATCATGGCTTATATTTCTACTACACTTTTAAAAGAAGATGAACAAGCAGTGATTATGTCAACTGATAAGGATTTCCTTCAATTAGTTGATGATACAACCATTGTTTGGTCACCTACCAAAAAGAAAATGTACAACAAATCTATGGTAAAAGAGGAATTTGGTATCGAATCAAAGAACCTTTTGTTATACAGAGTATTAGATGGTGATAAATCAGATAATATACCTGGTGTATATGGATGTGGTATAAAAACCGTAGTAAAGAGATTTCCTGAAATTACAGAAGATGTAAAATTAGAAGTTGATGATTTACTAAGGTTAGCTGAAGAGAAGAAAGATGAAACTAAAGGTAAGATTAAAATATACAAAGATATCATAGAAGCTAAAAGCCAAATTCTACTTAATAGAGAATTGATGCAATTGGATGATGTTGATATTAGTGGTACTATTAAAATGAATACCTTAGATAGATTCAATGAACCTATAACTCCATTAAACAAAATGGATTTTATGAAAGTTATTTTAAAATATAAAGTAACTGGTGCTTTTGGTGATATCAATGATTGGTTAAAAACAACCTTTGGAAATTTAATTACAGATTAATGCCAATAAGAAGAGGACAAACACATCCATCGGCAAAGTTAACTGATGAACAAGTTTTAGATATCAGAAAACTTTGGAGAATGGGGCATCGTAACATAAGAGTTATAGCTCGTAATAATAAAGTATCACCTGCCAATGTAGTTAAGATTGTTAAAAATAAAACTTGGCAACATCTAAATGAATTTTGGAGTGGTAGTTTATGAAAGAAGAAGGTAAACATTATGTAGATATATCTAAAATTACAATCAGAGAAATCAGTAAAGCAGCTGGTAAAGATATGATTGTAAAGTATCATTATACACACGCATTTTCAATGTGTAGATACGCTCTTGGAGTATTTTACGAATCCGATACCAAAGATGTGTTAGGTAACACAGAACAACTCATAGGATGTCTTATTTATGGTTATCCCGTAGGTAGGTCAGCAGTAACCTCAGTAGTTGATGGATTGGGTAAAGATGAGTGTTTAGAACTTACACGTCTCTTTATACACGATGGGTTCGGTTCTAATATTGAAAGCTTCTGTATGGGAAAATCGTTTAAGTGGTTGAAAGAAAATGCACCTAATATAAAGATGTTGATTTCTTATTCTGATTCAGAACAAGGACATCTTGGAGGAATCTACCAAGCAACGAATTGGTTATTCCAAGATACATCACAAATACAACTGATGCCAAACTTTGGTATATCATTAACTAAAGACCCTTATAAGTGGATACATTCAAGAACTGTGTTCTCTAAATGGGGTTCACATAATATTGAAAAACTAAAAGAGGCAGTTGGTAAAGATGGTTATAAAGAATTTTGGAGAAAGAAAGAAGCACCTAAGAATAGATACATTCAGATATTAGGTCAAACTAAAGGAGAAACTAAGAAGTTGAAATCAAAATTGAAACACAAAGTTTATCCTTATCCAAAGAACTTAGAAGATTATTTACCAAAGATAGAACACTATGAAACTATCGAAGCAGAAAATAAAGTAAATTTTTGGTAAAAATATTTGGTAAATCCAATTTTTTTTCGTATATTTACATAGTAAATGAGTGATAATAATATGAATATAAAAAACCTATTTAGCACACAAGGTAAGAAAGATATCCTTTGGAAAAAAAATGAAGTAAAATTAAAAAAGTGGTTTAAATCTAATTTAATTTTACTTAGAACTATGGATGAAAATTCTTCAGATTTTGATAATGATTATAAGGATAGAGCATTTTATAGATTAATGGTTGGGTATTATGGTGTTGGATATGGAAATGGATTTTCATCCGGTCTTGCAAGTAATAATGCTAGTGTAGGTAATATAAAAACTACATTAGACCATTGGGCTGGAATGACCGAGGTTGGTCGTTATGTTCATGAAGTTTTCAAAAAAAGTGAATATAATATTGATTGGATGTTGAATGAGTGGTTATATGATAATCTTCATCTATGGGCTACAATAAAAGTCACTAAAGAAGAACACAAAAAAGAAAACATCATTCGAAATAATCATTCATTAGAAGAAAAAAACGAATTGAAACACTATATTAACTTTAGTGGATTAAAATAATTACTAAAACATTTGGTAGTTCCAAATATTATTCGTATATTTACAAAGTAAAAGAGTTGATATCACTCTATAACGATATCAAAATTAATAAACACGAGGTAAGGTATCACCTCATTAACGATACCAAAACTTAAAACAAGTAACAATGGCATTTAAAAAATCAATCGATGCATCAGTTGGTGAAATGAAACTAAACCAACTTAGAAAATTATTTCCCTACATTCATGTAGACACAAACACATTACAAAGGTTATTAGATGAATGGCCAGACCAAGTAAAAGCCGAGCATATGAGGGCTATATTTGAAGGACATTCCAATATTTACACAATTGTTCTAATTAGTATAGATGGTTGTTTAAATTACTGTAATAGTATTATAGGTGAATATGAAAAAGATGATACCGAATATTCAGCAGTAGCTGAAACTATTGAGTATTTATCGAAGTTGAAATCAACAGGTAAACGTTATCTAAACATAGATGGTCAACATAGAGTAAAAACTTATCAAGATTTTTTAAAATCTAAATTTACAATAGAAAGTTCGGTATTTGATTATGTTGATAATGGCGATGAGGCACCAATAGCTTTCCAATTAAAGGGTGTTAAGTTCAGAGATATGCCTGAGCAAACCCAACAAACGATATTGGATACACCACTTACATTGGTTATGATAAATAAAGCTACTTTACAGGATATGGTGGATGTAACTATTTACACTAACATTGGAGAACCTTGGAACAATCACGAACGAAGAATAATTATCCCGTCTAAGTTTAATAGATTTCTGATTAATTATATGAATGATAATCCCTTAATGGAAGCAATGTTCAATAACACAAAAAATCTATCAGGTAAATATTCTATTGTAAAGAAGGGTGATGCCTTAATGGTAGCTGAATGGGTTGGGTATCATTATAATAGTTTAAAAGGTGAAATATATAAATGGCCAGATGATGTTCAATTAAACACACAATCATCGGTTATTGGATTAGATGGACATTCTACTTCTAAACTAAAAAAATCAACATCACTTATTTCTAAATTGATAGAGATTGCAAACACAGTAAGTTCTGTAAAGTTTGAAAGAACTCTTTTGGATAATTTATTTATACTACTTACGGTATTAGATTCATCATCACATCCATTAAATTCATTTCAGAAGAAAGTTAAGATTTCAAGTCCATCTAAATTTTTAGATTGGTTCTTAAAAATGGAATCAACTCTTAGAGAACGAGATTTTTATATGAAGGATAAGGATGGTAATGTTTATATTGATGACTTTGGTAATAAATCTACGGATTCGGAATCATTCAAAAGAAAGTGTGGGGCTAAGAAAGTTGATGATATTGAAAAGAGAAGTACGTTAATGATTCAGGAATTTAATAATGATTACAATGACTTATTTGCATCTGGTGTTGTATCTTTGGTAGATACAAACAATTTTACCAAAGCTGATAAATTAGAAGTAGCCATCGAAAATGAATTTAAAGAT